CTCCCATGGTGTACATGATCTGCGCTGACTTGACGGCAACGGAATAGTCCTTTTTAAGAATACGAATACCCGAAGTATCGGCCTTCAAATGAATCTCATTGCGTACATCGATATTGTTTATCCAACTTGAATTGATCTGTTCGAGTATAGCCTCTTCAATAGGTAAATAAGTATCCTCCCATAGCATTTTATGCCCCTCGACCAATGTGGCATAATTAACATCTTCGTATTTACCTATTCCTATTTTGTTAAGACCAAACACCGCAAGCAACTGATCCTCTACACTCCCCTTTTGCTCCATAAACTCCATGTCTTTAGGAGTGTTTGCAATTTTTTGGAACTCCGCTCCCTTCCCCAATATTGCAACACGGCGTGCGTTCCCAACACCTGCATACTGTTGATACCACCTATTTTTAATTTCATCGGCTTGCTGATTTGTCAATTCTTGATCGCTGGAAAGAACTCCTGCCGGGACTGCATCGTTTTCAAATGTGCGATTATTCCAGATGTCTGCTTTTATATCGTTTATAATGGCCATCTGCGCGGGCGCATACCTTGACAAACCTTCAAGCCAGTTGTATGGGTTAAATGCATAGACACGTAAAATCTCGTTAGGTGCATAGTGTATAATCAACGGTTCAGGTCCGGGAATTTCCAATTTCCATCCAAGGAATTTTTTATTGTTATCAAACTCAGCCGCTATGAACTCATCGGTATAAGGATAAATGGTTGCAGGAATGTCTCCGCGTGAAACATTACACTTAGGGTCTTCCTTCCCTGAATCCATAACGAGAAATACCTGTCCACCTTTCAGGGAACGTCCAAAACCTTCACGACATGGAAGAAGATAGTATAATATTATGGCTTCCCAAAACGTCCTCCAGGTCATAAACGGATTTGGGCGTTTTAACAATTGCCATACCGGGTGCTTAGGAATTTTCTTCTCATCTTCCCCGTAGATTCCGTGGGGCAACCTACAAAGGTTTGTCATTATTGCACGAGCGCACGAATGCACCGCCCAGTGTAATTGGTAGGGTTTCTTCTCAATTTCTTTCGATGATAAATTTCCGTAGTTGTTTGATTGATAAAAGAAAGTAGGATCAAGATCTGGAACGTCAAGCGCCTTGGTCTGCATGGGAACGCCAAGGTGGTTAAACAACTGAATTTCTTTAGTTGCTATTTGAGTACTCATTTATTTCCTAATAGTCATTGTAAGGATCGCTTGACATACTAAAATATCTGTATAATGTTGGCTTTGAACATTGCAAACATACAAGCGAGGGCATCAATCTGATCATCGTGAGCACCACCGATACCATTGTCTAATTCGTCAATCAATGAACCATTCCATGGTGCTCGTTTCATCCACACGTTACCCGCCTCGAAAACCGGAGTCATTGGATCTGCTTTTGCTTTCTTGTCTCCTGGAAGTTGTAGTGGCTCAACGGTAACTATCCCAGATAGAACTCCTTTACACGTAGTATATGCATCTTTATATGCACCAAACGCCTCCATTCCAACTTGCACCCTATCCGCTACCGCCGCATTCTGAATTATTGGATCACGCTTCGGGGCTTCCCACTGCCCACGAATTACGTCATCGATAATGATAGTAGCAAAATTTACATTAAGAATAGATGATGGTTTAAACGTTATTGAACCCTTAATACCTACCGTAAAATCAGGATTGTCTTTTGTAGTTTGTTTTGTTGAAGAAGCAAGGTCCCAAGCGCGTTTCATTTGTAAAGAACAACCAACCGCAGACTCAACCTCTTTTATATCATCATAGAAACGAATCTTATCGGTACGAAACATTCCACCTTCATGTAGTTTAGGTTCACATTGCATAAGAGAGGCAGTCCCATACGTCCCTAAGAACATTTCATTGTCTTTATACCACTGCTCATTGTATTTTGCAGGAAACAAATAGCCGGTATCATATTTATCACTCTTTGCAGGGTACTTAACAATACTAAATTGCGGCCACGATTTATCCTGCTTCATTTTTTCCTGTATTCGTCCCGATATATCATCCTTGTGCCATGGGGTGCACAAAACGAAGACTATGCAAGCCGCCGCGCGCCTTGACATGATGTTATTTGTAAATGCCGTCCATCCTTTTTCCCTTTCGGTATCTGACTCGGCTTCCTGTCTGTTTTTTACGAAGTCATCTACCACGATCAAGGCGCCACGTTTTCCCGTGATAGGGCCATCGATGCCGGCAAAGTGCACCTTTCCAAAATACGGTTCGCACAATGACCACCGTGAAACGTTTCTTTCATCAAGGCCTATTTTAGGATACAATGCGTCGTATTCAGGGGAATCAATGAGGCGTTGACCGAAGGAAGAAAACTCCGACACCTTATCCGCCGTGTGAGAGGTTACTATTACTTCCGCGTCCGGAAACTCGCCGATGAAATGCGCTGGGAGATAATTGGAAACGATTTCTGATTTTCCATGACCGAAGCAGACCATACCGAGAATATAACTTGACAAACCAAATTTTAATTTTCTCATTGCTACGTCAATTGCAGTACAGAAAGCGGTAGTATGTGGTCCGACAAGGAAGGGTTCAACATTACGCTTCTGCCAGCAGTATTGCATAAACGCAAGATGCTCGGCGCGGGCCCACCCCTCCATGAGGTCTTCCCGGGTCGTCACCTTAAGTGCCTCAACTACGTTAGACTGTTTTGTCACTGGGGGATATTTTCAGGGCCTTTGCCGCCGCAGCGCACTCGGCGTCCGTGAGTGGTGTCCTCTCCTTTTCAACCTCGCCAAGTTTTACGACTTGTGCAATCTTCCCTTCCATTCGCTCAGCAATAAAATCACGGGCGTAGTGGTCTCCTTTACGTAATGCATCCATATATGCACGGGCGATTATTGCTTCATGCATAGTCATATTTTTTACATGAGGAAACAAAACGGACATCTGTTTTTGGACTTCAGCAGGAGCTATGTAACCACCGAGACGGTTTAGAACCATCTGTATTTTTTCGATTTTAGTGGGAGGACCTTTTGTATTAATGCGGGGATCACCCTTCTGGAAGCGTTTGTTCATGGGTATAGGACAAACGCCTTTGGGCCATGGTGATTTTTTCTTGTCAATGCGGAGTACCATGCTGTTCCTGAAATATTGTAATATTACATTGTAATTTTCCTAACGATTATATTATAATTTATTTAACAATTAAAATCAAGTTATTTTTTTAAAATGGCTTCTTGCATTTACCTTCACATTTCCACATACCGAGGGATTGAGCCTGCATCCCGAAAATAATCGCCGCATCTTTTTGTGTGCATCGGCGCGGGTCGATGCGCTTTGACAACAACGCAACTGGTGTTTTTTTTCTGGTCTTTTTACGATCTATTTTTTTCTTCATTTAATACCTTAAATCTGTATTTAATCCGTTAAGTTGCGCTAAGGTGCCTAAATTTGAAAGATTTCACGTAAAAAATGAAAGCGCGCGGCTTGAACCTCATTACATGCCTTTTGGGTAGTACCTTTTGTTATTTATCAGCGAGACATTCCTTTGCCGCCTGCCCCTGGTCTGGCTTGGCTTGCTCTTGCCTGTTGATATAATCAATGATCTCGTTTATTTTCTCTGCCGTGTCTCTGTCCTGCCCTGGCCTGTATGTGTTGACGTTGATAGGCTCAATCATGGATGCTTAACCTTTCGTTATAGAGTTTGAGTATTACCTGCTCATAGTCGCTTGTCCATTGCTTTGAGTTATCGAATGACTGCATAGTGTTGGCTATGTATTGTGCTCGGGCTGACAGTTGCCTGCGTTTCTTTACCTCATTATAATTTATAGCATGTAGGCCCGTTTGAATATGTATATCGTTGCCGTGCCTATATTGAATATTGAATAAAAAACATCTCTTGCTTTTTCTGTAAAACCTATTTGAATTAAATTATATCCGTAATTGAATTGCACTTGTAAATCACCAGGAAATTGAATAAGCATTAATTTTAATTCAGTGGTCGCTCGAATGTAATTTTTTTGAGAAAACAAATCAGAAATATAGGTAAAATTTGGGTGATTGACTAACTCGCCTAAATGATCAATAATAGAGCGGAGATCGTTCACGCTTGCATCTTCTTAAAAGTTATCTCCATGCCCGCCATGTGTACAGTCACACTGTCGAGCACATC